GCTCGAACAAGGAACACAACTCTGAGGCCAGGATCACACCCCCCGACGTGTAGGCATTACCCCACAGCACGCCCGCAAATGCACGGCTCGGGTAGCCCCTCCTACCGGGAATCGACTTGTCATACTCATACCGCAGAAATTCGCTACGCATGCCATCTGTCTGGAACCCCGCAACCGTAATCTCAAGCAACTCCATGAATACGTCGAGCCATCGCTGCGCCTGAGTCCTACTCGGTGGATGCAGCACTACGTCGTCCCCCTTAAGCGCAGGAGGTACTATCTGCTGTAGGTGATACGTCAGCCTCATACCCGCTACGAGAATACCATTTATCGCGGTGTCTAGCAGGGCAGTGACGTACCACCCACTTAACACACCTCCGACGTATGGGATGTCCTCGCCTAAAACGCGTATTATGCTTACTCGCATCAATTCCCTACACCTCACCCATGCGTTCCGCCTCTGCCTCCCTTCCTTGCCCTTGGGTATGACACTAACCGCCATCGAATCCAGAGTACGCACTATCCACAGCCAGCAGGGCAGGTGATCAAACTTCGGATAGTCCAACGGCAGCACATAGCTAAGCTTTGCATCTGCTATCAACTCTTGCCAAAACCTGACTCCCCTCCCGCCGCCCGTAGGTGGCGTTCTGAACGTGTCGTTCACTAATTTGTTGGCCCCCTGGAATACAAAAGCCTGCAAGCAGTAGATGGAGGTCGATGTATTGATAACACCCCTCAACTTCTTCCGCTCTCGCTTCTCTATTACACGCTGGATGCGCGCATCGTCTTCCAGTTCCGACTCACCGCGGAGGTACGCTGCAATCTTGTCCCCGTGCTTGAGATACATCGAGTACTTGTTTGCGCGCGTACCTTCCACGCCCCTCAAAGTGCTGGCTCCGTTGGACAACCAGGCTGACGGGTGGGCCACAAATGCATCTGCATCGTTGTGGTGGCCCGCCGTCTTGCCCTTCTCCAAAAATTCACGCTTGATACCGTTCAAGCCTCTTGTGAACACTTTCTCCTGCTCCTTTGTCACTACTTTTGGCCCCACCCAACTCATCACATCCGCCTTAAAGTCTGCTTTGCCCTGTGTATCTAATGGACTAGACCCGAAATTCAAGTCCAGCCCAACCAGCACACGCCAATACACACCGAAAGTAACTGGTCCATAACTGAGTGCTTCTTTGCTCACACACTGTAGCAAACACCGAGCCCACCCAGGTTTGGCTTTACGTAGCCCCAAACACCCAAACAGCCCAAGCACGTAGTGTTGCACGTCCCTAGGCAGAACATACAACCACAGCTTAAACTGCTCAGATAAAAGAGGCTCGTCCACCACGTCCCAGCCCACAAGTTTATTCCCTAGTCCGCGTAACACTTCATTCTTAAAGGGTACGCCTACCAGCCACGATTCATTCCACCATTTTTCTTCTCCTACACGTCCGTGCACATCAACTTCCGAGTACAGCTTGCCCGCGTGGGTTATCACCGCTCTCATCCGCATCCGTGCCGTGAGGCTTACACCTACAGGCACTACCAAACCGCCACCTGCCGCGTCAATCTTCGGGTCCACATCAAAAGAACATCAAGCGAGGGTTTAACCCTTCGCTCAACGACGTTACCGTCGCATGCTCTATTGCTGCTGCCCCCTGGAAGCTCTCATGCCCCCAATTTGCCTGTGGCCCACGCACAGTGTAGGTATTATTTAGAACCACACTTCCCGACTCGTCTGCCACCGTGCACATGGGCGCAATCGTGTTAGTTCTCTCATCCGCCACTCCGCGCATTCCCACAATACCTGCTTCTCCCAGCACTCGAATCGTCCCCCCTCTCACTTTCACCTCAGTAACCTCTCCGAACGTGTCATTCCGCATCCAAAACGGCGCCACTGCCCGCACTACCTCTCTGTCTAGAGCCTGCATGTACACCTCGTGTCCAAGAGCAGTTGCCGTAACCGTC